CTGTATCATACGCAAAATACAAATCATACGTCGTAGCCGTTGACGGCAGGTTAGCTTCTGCGCCAAGGCTGATTTTACCCATGCCATCGCCCTGAATGGCGCCTACATCCTCAGCAGTAACGCCCATATTCTCCGCGACAGAACCAATCTGGATATATCCTGTATTTGCCGCATTGCGCATCAAAATTGCTGCTGGCGTTACAGACGTATCAATCTTGATGCTGTACGCTGCTGCATCGCCCACAGTATGTTCTGCACTAGCATCAAGCGAACGCAATCGGTTCAGCTTGTCGTACACGTCAACAAATGTCGCGATAATCTTTTGCGACGCACTATCGATGTCGTCGCCGGTCGCCGAATAGTCAAGCGGCTGAGCAACATTCCATTCTGACATGATTACACCTCCACTAAATCAAGCGCGATTCCGTTAAGCAAAAAGCCGCCTGCTGTTCCATAGCCCTCTACCGCTAGGTATTTAGAACGGAACACGTTGCGGCTCTCCTTGATGATATCGCGCCTACTGAATATCTTCGTTCTATTTCCGTAAATCGGGGCAGGATTCTGATAGATAAGCTCGCCGTTCACGTAAAGCCCCTTGGAACGGCCAGCACCGAATATCTTCGTTCGGTTTTTGTAAATCTTGGCGTAGTTATGATAGATCTTGAGCGATGACGCAGGTATAGGCAACGGCAGAATAACACCGCCGACTTTGATATACCCACTGTAAACATCCGACGAATACGGCATAATCGAAATCTGTGTGCGCTTGAGCAAATACTCATTGTGGCTTTCGATTCGTTTTGCCTTGAACCGCCACATAAGCGGCTTGCCGTTATCGGAGAACTTACTATCCTCAAGCTTACTAACACGGTCTGGCTTAATGACATACACTGTATTGCCTACCGCGATAACATCAACTACATCGCCGTTAAATTTGCGCTTGAACCACGCACTATGATTCGTGTCAAATACCAGTGCTTCCCCAGCACTGCCAATAAACCATATCTGTGACAGCGGCGGGATAAACCGTACACGTGCATTTGATGGCATCTGCATAAGTTCCCGCGTCACATTCGCGCTGATCCCTTGTGGCTTAACATCGCCATAATCAGACGTAGGCGACAACGCCTGCACCTCATTTTTGCCTAACGTGACAACCGTATCGGCAATAGCAACAAACGCCGTGCGTCCAGCACACTCAACATTGCGGCTGACTTCCACAATTGACCAATCGGGGAATTCACCCGACAACCGATAAACGCGCCGATTGTTTTTGAATATCAGCATATCCTGGGACAAACTTGCCATTCCGACAAACTTGCCACCATCTTTGTAGCCAGCCTCAACCCAAACGGAGCTCGAATAGTCTCCGCTCTCCTGTGTCCAGTTCGTTTCATCGCCGACCGCACTGTAATGCACCTCGTTATCCGTAGTTACTACAACACGTCCCGCCCGTGTGTAAACGCTGGTAGAGTTTGGAGAGCTATCGAGTGTCACTAGCGCAGTGCCATTGTAATACTGCAACTTGCCGCCCGACGCAATAAGCAACCCGTTTTCCCAATTGGCACAAATGGGATAAAGTGTCCCCGTTAACGTGCCAATCTGAGAATAGGTCGACAAGCTGGTATCACTGGCATATACCTTTCTTGCACTATCAACCAAAATCAGTTTTTTATTGATCCCGTCCCATGCAGCACCGGCAATAGTCATTCCCGAAACGTGCATGACATCCACTGTGCCAGCTGCCGTTTTCAGCCGATTCGTTACGCTGTCAAGTTCCATATTGAGCACATCATAGAGCTGATTGCCCTCAATCCCCGCCATCGATGTGGATGTATTAAGACCACCAGAGAAATCAGTCATTGAAAACTGCTGCTGCCGTGCGTGTTTTGTAGATAATGTTGCCATACACTACCACATCCTTCGGAACGGCTTGCCATAAAGATCAAGCGGAGCGTCCCAATATCCCTGCACGGTAATACCTGTCGGAGGAATATGCAGGAGCTTCACAATCTGGCTATGGATGGTGCTCATAATCTGCCCATCAGCGGAAACATCGTACTCATTTTCAATCGATAACCGGACATTGGCAAACTCCACCAGCAAATCATCGAACTCATTCAAGAGCGGCGACGTATCTGCTGCTGTTAGATTGTCCATATCCTCGACCGCCATAATCTCATAGTACGTGTCTAGTCTTGGAGCTGGATAGAAATTAACGGTTTTATCGCCAGACAGGTAGAAAACCTCTGGCGTTCCCTCTCGGCTCATATCGCCATAGATTTCACTGATGTTGCCCTCGGGAATCCTATGCGTTCTGTACTTGACAATCGTTTCTTTAGAGAAAATCTTGGTCTTGTTATGGTAAATCAGATTCCAGTTGTGATATATCTTGTCGCTGGAGAAAACCTCTTCGCTCGATGCGACCTCACTGCCCGCCCGCACATACACGATAAGCAGTGGCCGATACGGCATGTCAATGCTGCGTTCGCCTGCCTTAATCATGCCGCCGACTGTTTTACCAGCCAGCATCTCGGGCTTATTATCGGCGATTACGCGGCGAATGTACCGCACGCCTTGATTAATCACATCTAAAATCTCGTCATCGTCATAGGTTATAGCATCCACATCGTGAACGACACGCCGGATGCGCTTCATCAGCGTTTTGATAGGTAGCATGTGGTCCACCTCCTAAAAAGCAAAAGGACGGCCATTACAGCCGTCCCCAATGCTCTCATATATCAGTCGTCAGCCGAGCTCGTCATAACGTTGACAACGCCGAAATCGGTGTAGTTCGTCTTATCAAACTTGAACTGCGCTTTCTGCAAGCCGAACATGCGGCCATGCGAAACGCCCCACTTGTTATCGTAGTCGAACTTCTTCTCAACCCAGCGCGGAGCTTCGCCTTCTGCAAAAACAACAGCCTGCGCACCAAGGAACAATGCATGACCGACCTTAGCATCAGATGCACCGGTTGCCGTGCGCGGTACGCGGTTGTGCTCATGGATAACAACACCGTCATACATACCCATAGCACCCGAGAAAATCGGATTCTTTTCACCGCGAACGTTGGCGTGTTTCTGGGCTTCCAACCATTTCGGGTCATTGCGGAGGTCGCGTGCCTGGAACGGATCGATAACCATGACGTACGTGCTCTTGCCGTTGACGTTAATCGGACGAATAGCCGTGTTTTCATCAGCCGTTGCCAGACGTTTTGCTTTGCCGATAAGGTCTGCGCTGAACGTATCAGACGGCGTCAGCGTGCCTTCGCTGGTTTTACCGCCACCAAAGATAACACGGTCAGCAGACGGCGGCGTAACCGGGAACTGGTAGTTTGCAGCAGTCGTACCAGCAGCAACAAACGGCGGCATAACACCAGTCAGTACCGAGAAGATGTTCGTATCGATGAACGTAGACAACCACTCAGCAAGCGCATCTCGAGCATCTTTGCGCATGTTGATCTGCGTTTTCTGCTCCTCATACAAGCCCTGCAAACGCACGCCATGACGAATATAGTGCAGATACGTATCAAACGATGCATACTCGAGCGCTTCCTCGTTGCCCTCAAGGACGTTATCATCCCATACGCCAGCGCCAGACAGCGGCAGCAACAGCGGGATATTGATAGACGTGCCCGGACCTTTTTTCAGATCCTCTTTGACCTGAATGATAGACCGTGCGTTATTGCCCATGAATTTCGAGAAGAAGGAATCGTGCATACCCGCTTCCCATGCCTGTTTTGCCCAAGACTTGAGCACAAGCTCCTGCGGGATCGTAGTGTCAGCGAAACGCTGCAAATCAAATTTCAGTTTGGTTTCCATAATCTTTTTCTCCCTTCGTCGGGAGGCCGGTTAATCCCCCATCAGCATCTTCTGATATTTTGGCGGGATTTCATCCCACGGCTTCGTCTGTAGCATCTGTTCCAGCGTGGCGACAGAAACGCCTGTGTCATTGTCGCTAGAGCCAGATACCTGCTGCGAACGCGGGAAACTCTTGGCCTCCTTGCTTTTCTGCATAGAATTGTTCTGTGGTGTTTTACTCTGATTGCGATATGCGCTTTGTGCCTCCGCAAAATAGTTTTTGACGAGCATAATCTCAGCAGGCGACGCAACCTTCCGCTCAACGCGAGTATACGCATCAACGATAGTCTGCTGTTCGATTGGCGACTTCGAGTAGAAGTAATCCTCCGTTGCGTATTTAACCACATCGTTGAAATCCGGTTCAGCCGCCGCTTTCGTGTACGCCTCGTTATACGCACGGACACTTGCATCGTGAGCTTGGAGGAACTGCTCAGCTTGTCGCATCTGCTCAACCTGCGCTTGCTGGATGCGATTCATGATTGAACCCTCAGCCAGCTTCAACGCAAACTGATACTGCGCACGACGCGGATCATTCTCCTCCATGTAGTCCATGCCATCAAGATCCTCTTGCGTAAGGCCGCTCATACGGAGTGCCTCTTGCTTTTTGAGTGTCTCAATCTGTCTCATAACATCTGGCGTCAGCTGAATCTGCGGCATCTGCTGGGGCATTGGTCGTGACTGCGGTACAGAGGTTGCCATTGGCTGCTGTGCCGTCTGGCGTGCGTTCTGGTTGCCTTGCGGAACGCTGTTTGTATCGTTCAATTCGCCAAAACGCTTTTTATAAGATTCAAGCTCCTCTTTCATCGCCGCATTTTCAGCGACTTTCTGCTTCCAGCGAGGATATGGGATAGCCTGATTCTTCACAATGTCAGAATCATCAATTTCAGCAGCATCTTCCTCCTGCTTTTCCTTTGGCTCTTCCTCTTTCCGCATTTTTGCCGCTTCAGCCATAGCTTCACGGGCTACATCCTCCGGTAAGCCATCCAGCTCGTCGGGAATTGGCTCTTTCTCTTCGGGCTCAGTAGCTGCTTCCTCTGCCACTGGCTCGTCCGTCACCGTTTCCTCAGCTGCCGTCTCCACGGTCTGCTCTTCGGCTACTTCATCTTCAGCAAAAATCTGCAAATCAAAATCAAACATTGTAAAACTCCTTCCTAGCTTACGTTCTAGTACGATATACGCCCTTATCGTTGGCGGCACGAATACGCCCTTTAGCGTCGGCGGCACGCTATAGTAAGGATTTTACTCCTTGACTGCTTTGAAAAGCTCAGTGAGCGCATTGACAAGCGGTGCGTCGGGTCTAGCGAGCCCTTTGTCGAAGTCTTTGCAAATTCTCATCCCTAAGTCAATCGCGGCCTGCTTGAAATCGTCAGTGGTCGCTTTTTTCTCCACTGTCGTTTCGGTTGCAGCTTCCACGACAGCTTCCTCAGTTTTCTTTGCTCTCGGCATTGTTCTCAACCTCCTTTATAGTGCAGGACCTTGCCCTGCTAGTAAACTCTGCATTGCGGCCTGTGTCATTGCACCACCGCCCTGCTGATTGCCGCCCGACTGTTGCTGCTGCATAAGCTGTGCAAGCTGCTGCATATCGGGCTGCTGGCTCTGGTTCTGTTGCTCTTGCATAGCCTGCTGAGCTTGTTGCTGCTGCATCTGCTGAGCAAGTTGCGGGAACATCTGCTGAACCATGAGATTAACGGCATACTGCGCTATCTGCGGGTCAATCAAACCCTGTTTAGCCGCCATTGCGAACTGAATCGGTAACGGCGCGTCCTTAAACGCAATCGACTGATTCATGTTCTGGTTCTTAATCATCTCAAGCTGCATCTGCTGCTGAGCTTGCTGGGCTTGCGCTTCCTGCCGCTGCTGCCAACGCTGCTTGATTTCTTCTTTGTTTGGCAAATCGCTCAAATCAAGAATAATGTCAAACACCAAATCGCCAGGGACCTGCAATTTGCTTACTGCATCCACTAACGACCACATTTGCGCCTGCCGCTGCGTTGTGCTGGCCTGCGTGTCACTCACGACAATATCAAACTCGCCCTGTGACAGGTCATTTAGCGTGCGATGGATCGTATTGCCGAGCGGGTCTTGCTCGATAATCTGCTGATTCACGCGGATGAACTGCTGCCCATTCTGCCCCTCTACGCGGTAAACTTTGTCCTCCGTGTAGAACTGCGGGATAACGCCAGCATGTCCGCGCCGCCCCCACAACAGATATGCGACTTTTTTCTTTGCTTCTCGCAGATGGTCAAACATAGGAGCAATATGCGTGATCGCCTGTTTCTGCTTCAACTCAATCGCACGGCCCGACGATCCGCTAGGGATATCAACGCCCATAAGAGCTTCATTGATACCCGAAATAGCGGTCAAATCAGACGTTGCTTGGCTTTCCGCTTGGATAACTGCTGCGGGTGGGTTCTGCATCCCGCGCTCTAGGATTTTACCCTGCTGCAACGCCATTGAGCGAACCTCAGAGAAATGCCCCGGCACTGAACCGCGCCGCTCAAACTCCGCTTTTTGCTCTGGCGTCATGGCGTCCTCTTCAATCCAACCGCCCCCGTTACCGGAGGTATTGAGGATGTGCAGGACTTGGATGCGCCTGCGGTTAATCTCACGCTGCGGGTCTTTGAGGTCACGGACGAAACCTGCGGGTAAATCTCCCATGCCAAACGCATAGCACGTGATTGGTACTAGCGGGAATTCGCCGTGCTCGTACGGGCTCTCGATATCCTCGAGCAGAACCGTATCAAAAAACGAGCACACACGGACCTCCGTCACGTGGATTTTATCCTGCCCGACGATTAGCCCCTGCAAAAACATATCAACCGTGGCGTTGTCCTGCGTGACCATTGAGCCATCCTGCAAATAGAATACCTGCACGTTTTTTTTCCGTTTGTACCAACACTCAACCAATCGAACCTTTTTGATATCCGCCTTGTACCACATCGGATCATCTATCTGCCGCTCAGATTCGCGCTCGTCGCTATCATAGACAGCGTACTGGGCCTCGATTTCCTCCTTGTGCTCTGGGTAAACGCTAATCAACTCGTCTTTGTCCACCCACTTGCCACGGCATATATATTTCGCATCCGAAAAATCCGGTTTGTGCGATTCTGGGTCGACATAAATGCTAAACGGATCTTCACGCTTTACCCTCGCTTCTCCGTCTTGGATTTCTTCGTCGAATTCGTAGCTGACATCAAGCCATCCAAGACCGCCGATAGCTGCATCCAGAAACGCCGCTGATTCCTGCGAATCATAATCGCATCGATCCAGCACGTATTTTGTAATGCCCTTGCGCACCTGGCAGATATCAACATCATCGCCCGTACGTGGCAAAAACTCAATATCATACCGATTGAGGCGCTGATAGCCGGATAACACATTGATTAGCGGCTTGATCCGGTTAATCGTGATTGATGGCCTTCCACTGGCTTCAAACGCTTTTTTCTCTCCATCTGTCCATTGCTTGCCAGCGACAAAATCGTAGTCCTCCTGCGCCGCTTTGCGCCATTTATTCGCACCATCTACGGCTTCGCGGAACCACTTGCGATATTTACCAATTTTCGTGCCTGTGAGCTTTGTATCAATGCTGTCAGTCGTATCAAAATCACTCATTTGCCCACCTCCTTTCATGTTTTGTATAAATCATCAATACGTCCATGCTGATGACGTTTGCTTATCGCGCCAATGGTCAATCTCATGCGGCGGTTTAGGTTTAGCTGGCGTCCACGGACGTGACAGGCAGGCATACACAGCGCTGTCGGTTGCGTGATCCTCGCCGTTGGTATCATATGTTTCCGGCTTGCTCTTATCATGTGCCAGCATCGGCAGCGTGCGGATAAGATGAATACAGCTCGAGAAAACATAGATAGCTGGCTTGTAGCTGCCATCTGCCATTTTATTGCCGATTAACCGCTGTTTCAGCGCATTTGCACCTTCTACACGGCCTTTGCTGGACTTACTGAACGTGACTAGCTTATTCTTGCTTAGCTCTAGGTTTAGCTCCTCCGCAATTGTCGGACCAGTTACGCCGGTTGCAGACCAGCACGCATTATCTAATACGCCATAACTGACGTTTTCCTCTCGCGTCTCTAAGGCCGCAATCTTCGCGCCAACCTGCTTTGCCGTCTCGCCTGTGCCTACGTTTGGTTTACCGCCCCATCCGTATAGCTCGCGGTAGCACCATAGATTGCCATCGTAATC